ACACGATGTTAGTGGTGCAATTGCTGATGAAATTCGCAAAGGTAATGGTTTTACTTATACAGACCGCAAATCAGAATTGGTTGCTTAATTAAAAAGGGCTTCGGCCCTTAACTGGAGAACTGCAAATGACTAAATTATTCAAAGCTGAATGCTACTTTCAACAAGAGAAATATAACCCCCGAATTCGCGCAACTGTTCCACCAGCTTGGGTGGTTGAGTTTGATTGCGCATTGCCAGACACAAATATTCCTCCTGTGTTTTTTGGCAACACTCGCAAAGAAGCAATTGAAAATGCAATTGTTACTTTGAAATCAAGAGGCTTGACTGGCCGTTTGATTCTTAACTAAACCAAAGGGCTTCGGCCCTTTCAACTGGAGAACTACATGAACACTCGTTTCCTTCGCCATGTGCGAAAAATCTTTTCTTCTTATGACGCACCACCTCAAGTTATTCGCAGTTATCAAAGACAGTGGATTCGATCCATTCGCAATCTCGGAGACAACTGGTTAGTGGCCAAACAAATCAAAAGGATCGAACAATGAAACTCATCGCCACAGCATTGGTCAAGGCTCAAAAGGGCTTTGCACCAGCACTCAAGACCTCGACTAATCCTCACTTCAAAAACAAATATGCAAACCTTGCCGCTTGCGTTGAGGCTGTCATTGACTCTCTGAACTTTCATGGAATTGCACTCATTCAGCAAACCCATGAGCATCCAAATGGAATTCTGGTTGAGACTGTATTTTTGCATGAGTCTGGTGAAATGCTCAACTGTGGAAAGTTATTCTTTCCAGCACAAAAGAATGATCCTCAAGGCTTCATGGCTTGCTTGACTTATGGCCGCAGGGCTTCATTGATGGCCGCTTGTGGTATCGCTCCAGAGGATGATGATGGCCAGACAGCCAGTCGCGTCAAAGAGCCTGTCAAAGAGAAGGTCGCACCACCAATCACAGACGCTCGATTAGTTGCAGCAATTGCAAAGATCAAGTCTGGTGAATACACCACCGACAAACTCAGGGCTTCATTCACTCTCACCGAGGCTCAGAATGAGAAACTGGTTTCGGAGTTGGCCAATGCTTAAGATCAGAGCATCGAGCCTGTCACAGATAATGACCGATCCAAAAACAAAGGGTGAAGTCTTGTCTGTCGGTGCAAAGACTTTCATTGCCAAGCAAGCCAAAGAGTTTGTTTATGGATTCGATGAAAAGATTTCCTCCAAGTATTTGGACAAAGGAATCCAAGTCGAGGATCAGTCAATTGAACTTCTCAACTCTGTTTTATTCACCAGTTACCAAAAGAACACTAAGAGAAAAGACAATGAGTGGCTCACTGGTGAATGTGACATTTTCACTGGAGACGCGATCATTGATATCAAATCATCTTGGTCACTCTCAACATTTCCAGTGCTGGCCGAGCAGGGTGCAGACAAAGATTATGAGTGGCAGTTGAGGGCTTACATGATGCTGTGGAATGTTGACAAAGCATCCATTGCATATTGCCTAGTCTCGACTCCAGAGGATTTGATTAAGTATGAGGACGCAAGCCTTCATCAAGTCGATCACATCGCGCCAGAACTCAGAGTCACCAGAGTCTTTTATGAGAGGGATCAAAGCCTTGAGGAAAAGATCAAAGTGAAGGTGGAAGCCGCCCGAGAGTATTACCAACAAATCATCAACCAAATCGCCAAAGAGCATTCAGGAGAAAATTAAATGGCTTCAGTTAACAAAACAATTTTGATCGGCACTGCTGGCCGTGATCCCGAGTTGCGTTACAGCGCATCAGGAAAAGCAATCGCCAATCTGAGCATTGCGACCAGTCAAAAGCGCAAGGATAAGCAGACTGGTGAATACATTGAGGACACTCAGTGGCATCGACTCAAATTCTTTGACAAACTCGCTGAGATCGTTGGTGAATATGTCAAGAAAGGCTCGACAGTTTATGTTGAGGGTCAAATCAAATATGGCAAATTCACAAACAAAGATGGCATGGAAATCTCCACAGTTGACATTGTTTGCAATGAAATGACCATTTTGAGCAGACCAAAAGATCAAAAAGATCAAGCAGCAGAAAAGCCAAAGCAAGCGCCTCAAGGCTCTGGTTTTGACGATATGGATGATGACATTCCTTTTTAATGGAGAGCAACATGAAACAAGAGGGCATCGAGCGAGTTTGGAAAAACGCTGGCACTTGGTCAGATCAAGCAATGAATTTGCTTGCAAGTTTCTCAGCCAGACAGCGCGAGGAATTTACTTTGGAGGACTTCAGGCTTTATGCGTCCATGCGTTATTTGCCAGAGCCTCACCATGACAATTGCTGGGGTGCATTGTTCTCAGTTGCATCAAAGCAATTCTTGATTAAACCAACTGGAAGCATGGTGGCCGCAACAAGAGCAAAGGCTCATGGCCGCTTGATTAGAACTTGGGTTAGAGCATAAGGAAAAAAAATGAGTTTTGCAAACACTGAAATGAAAGTCATCCAATGGGGTGAAGCCCGAGGAATTGTGCAAAATAGCACGCCTCATGCTCAAGCAATCAAAACACTTGAGGAAGTGACAGAATTGTTTGAAGCGATATCAAAAGGAGATCGAGAGGCCATGATCGATGCTTATGGAGACATCCTTGTCACGCTCGTCATGGGCTGTGCTTGCGCTGATCTTGATCTGGCAGAATGCTTTGAGGTCGCTTATGACCAGATCAAAGATCGAAAAGGATTCCTCAACAAGCAAGGAATCTTTGTCAAAGAGGCTTAACGCTTCAGGATGGCCAAGGCTTCATCGATGTGCTTGATTCGATCATCAAGACCGATAAAGCCACCATTGATTTTCTTGGTCATCCCTTTGTAGTCTCTGGCATCCGCGAACTGGTTGAGTTTGTGAGTGTCCCAAAACCATCCAGCAGTGAGCATTGCATATTGTGGAGTTGCCACCAAGTCTGGCTCAAGCACAAAATCAACCCCTAGAGCCTGACCAGCGTGATAGTAGTTGGCATGGCCAGTCAATTGAATACAGCCACGGCCTCGAAAGCGCCAGCCATCATCAGAAGCCTCATCCCTGTTTCCCATCCTGTTGCTGTAAACAACATTCGCAATCATTCGAGGATTGCGTTGACAGGCTTGAGCCTTGGCAGCATCAAATCGCTTTGGCCATAACTTTTGAAGCGCCTCAGCCCGATAATTTAAATTCTCAACCAAGAATTTGAATCCACCACTCTCATGCGCGACTTGGCCAATAAAGCAAGCCTGTCTAATGGGAGTTGAAATATCAAATCTTTCAAAAGTGGCATTCAGTGGATCGAGCCATTGCTCACCAATGTGAAGTTTTGCGAGTTGTTCGTTATTGACCATTGATCTGAGTCCTCATCGTCTGATAAGCATCGATGCAAGCATTTAATTGAGCCGTATTCCTGTCACCCTGAGCCACTATTTCGGCAATGGCTGCGAGGGTTGCTCTGTCGGAATCAGCAGCTTGGTCAGCCTCTCTGTGAGGTTGACTTCCTGTTTCTGCGCGATCTGTGCTGGCAGGGGTGGCACTTTGGGAGGTTGATGGACAACTGGAGGACTTGAGCCGCATCCGACCATCGCGAATGGCACGATCAAGAGCAGACTGTTTTTGATTGATGACATTGGTTGTCTCCAAAAGTTTTGTTGCATTTGTGTTGATCTCCTCAGTGAGTTTTTGCTCCACTTTCCTTGCTTCATCATTCTTTTTTGCAATGGCAATTTTCATGTCATTGTCGCGCTCGATCCAGCCGTAATGGTGGCCAACTCGATAAGTCCCAAACAGAGACACCAGAACGCCCACGATTAACCAAGGAAGTGGAATTGGCAGCATCACTCAGCCTCTTTTCTTGCGTTGGCCAGAATCTCCCTTTCCTCGTCATCCTCAAGGTGGTCTGGAGGTGTTGTCGGAGGTGGTGGTGGAGTCCAAGATTCATCAAGTTCTGGGTTTTTCCAGACAGGCATCGCGCCAAATGGCTGGCTTGGTAAACCATAAGCCGATTGAGGTGGTGCATAACTTGAGCCATATTGCTGGCCATAAGAGCCACCAGCGCCTTGCATCGGTTGACACATAGGTTGCATTGGTGGTGTTGGATTCATTCTTTCAGCAATTGACTTTGCACCTTTATTCATGGCAAACATTCCAATCAGTGTGCCGATACTTCCAACCAATAAAAGAACAACATCGTTTAAAAGTTTAGTGAACGCCATGTCAATCGGGGCCATTGACTTTATTGGCTGAGTCACAAAAATCACAGAATAAAGCATCGCAAAGACTGTCAAACCAAACACCAGCATGACAATGACCACAGAAAAAAGCCAGCCATAAACCTTCAAAAGTTCAATCGTTTCCTCTGTGCTTTTAACTTCAGATATTTTCATTTTTGAACTTCCTGTGGTGGTGGTTGAACATCGCCCACCTTTTTTTCAAGAATTGGTGCGACCAAATATTCTGGACAAGTCTGAGTAAAAAGACATCGAGGTTTTTGACACTCTGGCTCAGTAAATTGGTCAGGGTCTTGACACTTATATCGATAAACATCTTTGCAGCCAGTCAGCATGAACAGAGCAATTGCGATCAAATATTTCATGCGTAAACATCCACTTGATTGACCTTGACCCAATGAGTTTTTATCTCTTGGACTTTTTGCTGTTGGTCAGCTTGACAATTAAGTCGTTCCAATTGCTTGAGATTTTGCTGGTGCAAAACTCTTTGTTGTTCACGCAACATTTGTGCATTGCTTTGGTAAGTTGAGATTTTCATCCTAGTCCCAAATAAGCGAGAAATTTGGCAACGATTTTGTCGGAAATGTTGTTTGGTAAAAATCGGAGGAAGCCGACCACATACCATGCGACACACATTCGCACAAAGATTTTGAGAAACAGATCAAATTGCTTTTGATATTCATTCATCGACCACAGCGTTTTGTTGTCTGACAGAAATCCATCAATTCATTTATGCCGATACCAACGAGAAGTAGAACGAACGCAATCCCGCCAATAAGCATGGCCATTTCCAGTTGCTCTTGTTCCTGTTGCTTGGCTTTTTTTTCCTCAGCTTTTAATGCACTGATCTCTTTCGCGTCAGCCAAGTCCATTTCAGCTTGTCGCGCTTTGATCTTGTTCCAGACATCGATCTTGCCAGTCTGCATGAAAAGCATTTTGAGTTCCTCCTCAAATGCTCTGGCTTGCTCAAGCGCCATTTCAATCTGGAGAGCAGTCCCCATGTTTGAGCCTTTTTTGTCACGCTTGGCTTGAAGCATGGCTTTTGTTGCAGCACTCTTGGCATTGAACATTTGCCCGAGCATTGGTGCAAGACCACCCAGATCATTGGCCACCTTACTGGCCTTTTTGACCATTCCAATGGCTTTTTGCAAGCCATCAAGTGCCGCGATGGGGTCTAATGGGATCATTTTCTCTCAACCTTTTTCCACTCGATGCAATAGACTTTTCGGTTGTAAACATCGCCAGTCCAACCCCATCTTATGCACCTATATTCACCAGACAACAGAAGGATTGAAAAGACAAACTCTGTCATCGCCAGTGCCAAATGATGACTGACACTGACCAGAAAATCAAACTGAACAAACAGATCGCGGCCAACAAAGCAACGATCCAGTCTTTCATTTTCTTAAATCTTTATAAATTGCCCAGAGTTTGTGGCCAATGAGCAAAACTGTATATATCAAGGTGGCCCAAAGCACCAACTCGCTGACCTGAATGCCCATGACAGTGGCCAGTGAGACTGTGGCTGGTGGAGCAACTTTGGCAACAATTGCAGTGGTCGTTTCTGCATGAGTGTCGTTCATCGCTCTTGAACCTCGATCAAAAGTGTTCTGTCCTCAGTCCGAGCAGGACTGTTGTTGGTCACAATTCGATTTGTCAAACGATAAGACTTGCCAGCAGTGCCACCAGACACCCAAACAACAGTCGATGTGTCTAATTTTGAGTTTGAATTGATAGTGATCGAGTCAGGATTGATCCAACTTGAAGTTGAGATAACCTCACCACTTTGAAGCCAGTCAGACCAGTCAAATCCATAATCCAAAACTGCATTCGGGTCTTTTATAAAGTCAGCCATTTGAAACCTCCAAAATTCGATTCTCGTTGGCAACATACATCACCCGAGATTCTAGCGAAACAAAGATTTCTCTGTTTTCAGCATATACATACAAAAGATTGCTTGCAGCCGATACAGCATAAGCAGTCGCAGTCGGAGAAGTTGCCGTGACAGTGGCCAAAACAGCCTGAATCGAGGCAGTTCCAGACGCTGTGAAACTAGGAACAACCGAGCCGACAGTGTTGATATTTGCATAAGCATTTGCATTGCCTCTGGCCGTTGCAGTCGGTGCAAGGTCTTGAACCAAAGGAATAGACACTTGAACCAAAGCAGCGCCAGAAACCGAGAATTCAGGCTCATTGGCCGCAACAGTTCCAATCAGTGCAGAAGCATTTGCAAAGCCAACAGCAGAAGCGCTAGGAGCAGTTGCAACAAGAGTTCCAACACTTGCTGAGGCATTGCCATTGGCCTTTGCAACAGCACTCATCACACTTGCTGTGACAGTGCCGATCGATGCCGATGTGTTGGCAGTTCCAGAAGTGGAGAAGGCCAGAACAGTCGCTGTGGCCGTTCCAATGGCAGACTGAGCAACAGCATTGCCGACAGCGCTTGCATTCGGTGCAGTTGTCGTGACAGTGCCAATCGTGACTTGGACAACGACTTGAGGATAAGCAATCGCAGTCGGTGCAGTGGCCGTGACAGTTGCAATCAAAGCCTGAATGTTTGCGTCACCAGTTGCACTTGCATTCGGTGCAGTTGCAGTGTCTGTCAGGAAAGACGCTTGAATCAGAGCATCGGCTGTCAGATAAACGCTTGAGACAGAAGTGTTGACAGTGCCAATTGTTGAGGTCGCTGTCGCTTGTCCTGATGCTGTTGCGTTTATTGCATTTACAGTAACAGTTCCAATTGTGACTTGGACTAGAGCATCAGCCGAGATCGATGCTGAAGGTACAGACGCTGTGACTGTACCAATGGACGCACTCGCAATCGCATCGGTTATTCCCGATGTGCTGATTGGAAATTCTGAAAGTGCGTAATGTCCAAGCATTATGGCTCTTGAGTGTTAACTGGAGAAATAATGGCAATCAACTCGTCAACTGTTGCGCAAGCCGCTATTGCAGTTTCTTTTGCAGCGCAATCAGAAATAATTGTTGCCCTTTCTGTCACTACATCAGCAGGAATATCAATCCCACGCTCGGCCTTGCGAATTACCATCCAATCAGTTGATGCAAGTTGACTGTTTGCACTTGCTTTTGATTGTGCAATAAATTGTGACTTGAGACCTTTAGTCGTGACTGGCTCAGTCTGACCCTCTGGTGTCTCAGTCACATCCTCCAAAGCCTTTGGAGTATTCACATAAGTTCGAGTAACCACAGAGCCATTAACTTGGTAGCTGTCAAATGTCACCCAATAGAAGCGTTGATCTTTTTGCTCACCTTCCACCACTTCTAATGCACCTTGCTCAATAGCAAATGCGTGAGTATGGTTTGATGTGTTTGGAAAGAGAATTGATAGTTCACCAACTTGAGTTACTGCGTTGTTTTCAATGAGTGCATACATGATTGAGTCCTATCGTGCGAGAGAATATTTGAATGGGGCTTCTGCAAAAGCTGCAAAGATATAACTTACACCACTTTGATTAATTCCAGAGCCAAATACTGTACTTCTAATTTTTACACCATTTGAAAGAATATCAATTTGAGTGTCAGAAGTTGTGTATTCAGCAAGAGCTTCATTTGCCGCCAAAATTTGCGTTGACAAGTTATAAGGGCTTCTTGAAGTGTCAATAATTGACCAGTTTGATGCAGTAGAACCACCGCTTGTTAATTTAAACATAATATATCGTGGTCTAAATCCACAGTACAAAAATGGCCCATCAGAAGAACCATTGCCTGTGTAAGAGCCAAACTTGCTATACCCTGTTAATTCAGCATAGCAACAGGAACAAGAGCAACTGGAAATGGCCATGCATATCGGCGGGGT